ATATAGGAACGAATTCCAAAAACAGTTAAATAAATAAGAGGTGACTATTTTGCGTAACGATATAAGCGAAGAAATACTTCAAAGATTAACAAGAGTGGAGACTAAATTAGATATGTTCGCTTCTGCTAAAGATACTGCAAATGAAGCACTTCAATTAGGTAATGAAAATAAAAGACGAATAGATAAACTAGAACGTGCTTTATACTGGACATCCGCCATTATTATTGGCGGAGTTCTGGTATCAGTTTTAAATGTTGTACTAAATAATTAGGAGGTAATGCCATGGATTTTTTTAAAGGATTTAAAATCACTTCTCCTTACGGAGAAAGAATCAGCCCAATTAGTGGTAAAAAAGAAAAGCATACTGGTATTGATTTAGTTAAGAAAGATAAAGCTGATTTACCTGCATTTGTTGAAGGAGAATGTATACACGCACAGATGGCAGTTCAGTTTACTGGTGTTGGTGGATTTGGTAATGTTGTACTCATCAAAGATAAGAATGGATATGTACATCTATATGGTCATCTTGATTCATGTTATGTTAAGAAAGGTGAATTGGTCAAGAAAGGTCAAACTATTGGTAAGCAAGGTAATACAGGACAGAGTGCAGGTTCTCATCTTCATTACGAAATTAGAACTAAATCATCTCCAACATTTGGATGGAGAACTGATACAGAACCAACAGCATACTTAGAAAAATATTATGCAGAAGAATCAAAACCTTTGCCTAAAACACCAAAAACTGTTAAAGTTAAAGAAGGTGATACATTATCGAAGATTGCAAAAGATAATGGACTAACACTTGAACAATTACTTGCACTTAATAAAGAAATCAAAGATGCTAATCATATTTCAATCGGGCAATTAATCATAATAAAAAAGTGAGGTAATCTAAATGAAAGCAAGATTAAAAAATTATGGTCTTTGGATTTCAGTGGCATCGTTAGCGTTTATGGTAGTACAAAATTCAGGATTACAAATCACACCAGAACAATGGAATTCTTATGTTAATGCAATTCTGACTGTGTTAGTATTAGCAGGAATCATTAACAATCCAACAACAGATAATAAAGGTTTTGGTGACGACTAGGAGTGGTATTATGAAGGACAAACATAAAAGGTTTGTCGAAGAATATATGATAGATGGATGCGGACAAAGTGCTTATTTAAGAGTTTATCCAGATATCACACCAAGTTCTGCAAAAGAATCGGCTTCAAGACTTTTAAGAAGGGCTGATGTACGAATGGAATTAGAAAAATTACAAGAAGAAAGAATGAAAAATGTAATGTGGTCCGCTGAAGATATTATTAGACAGATTAAAGAAATTGCGGAAGCTGAAGATTCTTCTAAACACGAAAAATTAAAAGCACTTGAATTAGGGGCTAAGTCATTAGGACTGTTTCGTGAAAAGGTGGAACATTCAGGTAATGTTTCAATCATTCTTGATAAAGAAATCGAGGATTGGTCTGAATGAAAACTCCTGCTTGGACACGCAAAGAAGGTAAGAATCCAAAAGGTGGACTAAATGCTATAGGTAGAGCTTCTTATAATAAAGAAACAGGCGGAAATCTCAAAGCACCTGTAAAGAGCGGAGATAACCCTAGACGAGCTTCATTCTTAGCACGCATGGGTAATATGCCTGGAGCTGAATATAAGAATGGCGAGCCGACTAGACTCCTTAAAAGCTTGCAAGTCTGGGGAGCATCATCTAAATCTGATGCACGTGCTAAAGCTAAAGCTATATCTTCTAGATTAAAATCAAAAAAAGAAGGAAAATAATATGTACACCAAACCTTCATTGAGAGAGTCGATTAAAAATAAAATTATGTCAGGTAGCAAAGGCGGACAATCAGGTCAATGGTCTGCTAGAAAAGCACAACTACTTGCTTTGGAATATAAAAAAGCAGGTGGTGGATATACAGGTGCTAAAAAATCCCCGCAAAAATCACTAGATAAATGGACTAAAGAAGAATGGACTACAAAATCAGGTAAACCATCCACACAAGGTAAAGAAGCGACTGGGGAAAGATACCTTCCCAAAAAAGCGATTGAGTCTTTAACAAGTGCGGAGTATGCTAGAACAACAAAAGCAAAACAAAAAGGAATTTCAGAAGGAAAACAGTTTGTAGCACAGCCAAAAAAGATTGCACAGAAAACTAGAAAATTCAGATAGAGAGTGAGATATAAAATGCCAAAAACTCATCCCAAAAAGCATGAAATGAAAGAAGGGAAAAAAGAAAGAACAAAGGAATATGGTAGTGCAAAATCTAAACCTAAAACTAAAATGGAAAAAATTATGCATGAATACAAAATGGGCGAACTTAACATAGGCAAAAGTAAGAAGATGGTTAAGTCACGTAAACAAGCGATTGCAATTGGTCTTTCTGAAATGGGAATGACAAAGAAAAAATAAGCCCTCAACGGAGGGCTTTTTCTTTTAAACTTTCCATGACATTTTAGTTTCCATATTGATATTCATTTTTTGTAAGACATAAAGCAAATTTGATTTTTTAATACCTAATTTTCTAGACATTTCAGTTCGTGATAAATGTTTATTGCTTATAATATATTGCCTTTGTTCATCTGTTAATTCAAACTTAATCATACTTTCAACTAATTTATCTGGTAATTCAATAATACAATCTTGCGGTATTGGTTTTATGATTGGTTCTTTACCTGTAAATCCATTTTCAATCAAGAATTTTATTTCAGTATAAACAGTGTTTCTTGACATATGTAAATCCCTTCCGATTTTAGCACCACTACATTTATTCAAATACATATCTAATATAATTTTTTGTTTTGTTGTTAAATCATTGATGTTCAATTAAACCACGACCTATCACATAAGTTACTAAACTTGTAACAGCATTACCTGCCATCTTATACATTTGTGTATCAGAAAAATTATTTTCTTTTAATTCATAATACCAATCATCAGGAAAAGATTGTAATCTAAAACATTCTAATGGTGTTAGTTTTCTTATGCGATATCCTTCTAAAGTTCCTTGATTACATTTTGTTTCAAGTGTATTGGCTATTTTCTTTCCTATCCTACCTCTACGTGTTTGTGAATTTGGCTGTAATATATTTATAGAGTCACCTTCAAAAGCAATGTCGTATCCTTTTTTTGTAGCCTCTTTTATTGCCACACCAGTTCTAGCACCATGATTATCAATTCCTTTAAAATAATTAGCATCTAAACAAGTAGAAGTTTCATCATTTCTTAATTTTAATTTTTCGTTATTTATATTAATTAATATTTTTGGCTCTTGACTTCCTCCTTGCATAGTTTGTAGACAGGGAGAAATATTATTTATATTATATATTCTTTTCAATAAATCTTTTCCTTTTATACTATCTAATCTTCCAATGACTTCAATAGTTCCATCGTTTTCTCTTCTGATAGGAAATACTTTTCTGGAACCTTCTCCTCTAAGATGTCCAATAATGAAAATGCGTTCTCGGTTTTGTGGGACACCAAAGTTTTTGCTATTAAGCACTTGCCATTCAGCATTGTACCCCAATTCATCCAATGCGGATAAGATGACTCCGAATGTTCTTCCTTTGTCATGGCTGAGTAATCCCTTGACGTTCTCAAGCAATAGATATTTAGGTTTGAGAATAGATGCGAACCTAAAGACTTCATAGATAAGAGTTCCTCTTGTATCATCGAATCCTCTACGTCTTCCTGCAATCGAGAAACTTTGACAAGGAAATCCTGCAGCGATAAGAGATATTTTTCCTCGCTCTCGTTCAATTGATCGAATATCGTCATCTGTGACATCTCTAACATCCCAACCTTCCCACATATTTTTATTTTTATTATGTAATACATTATACGCTTGATGTGCATATTTATCTATTTCACAGAATCCAACACATTCCATTCCTACTTTTGTTAATCCATAACCCATTCCACCAATACCTGCAAATAGTTCTATGAATTTCATGGTAATATAAACACCTGCATTTCATGTCTTCCCATTTCCATGGCATATTCTAAGTCTGAAGTATATATATCTAACTTACCTTCCGTTATCGCACTACCTCTATCTGTACAGTAAAATACATTTTCCATTTCCTTAATGTAGATAGCTGTCCCAAATGCTAATGATTTAGGACAAGCTATTGTTCTACCTTCAATAACAGGTTCACCGCTTGATGTAACACCATAATCTTTATCACCTAACACTTTACCCGTTGATTCAAATCCTTCTGTGTAAAATGTAACTTCATATCTTTCAAACTGTGGCTGAACTTTAACTTCTTTGATGATTACATTATCAACATATTCAATCTTAGGCTGCATGAAATATAAATTTGCTATAATAATAACTGAAAATGTTAGAAAGATAACACATAATAATACATCTAATTTTCTATTCATTTTCTCCCTCTTTTCTATTAATTGAGTCTTGTTCACTAAATCCTTCTGGATAACGCTTAATTAATTTTTCAATATTATATGCAGCCAATTCTTCTAATTCAATGTTTAACACTGTACAGATTGATGAGATATACCACAACACATCACCTAGTTCACTTGCTAATTTCTCAACATTAAATTCATGACCATGGAACAAAACCTTTTTAAGATAGTCAACAGTTTCTCCAGATTCACCTGCTAGACCCATGCTCATATTAACTAATGTAGTTTCAGTACCTCTTTCTTTATCTAATGTTCTTGCTGCTAGTGATTGATATTCTTGAAAGTTCATTTTTCATTCTCCTATTCTACAATTTGAAATTCCATTTCCACTCTTGGATTTGACTTATCTATTTCAAAATCTTGAATCTGTGGTAATGCCCATCTATCATCCGCATAAATTAGTGCATCCTCTAGTGCGTCCATCAGAATTTTTATTGTATTGTGAGTATCACGTCTGCGATAATCAGGAAAATAATACCAAAGACGAACGATAACTTTATGATGTGCGGTAGTCCATTCATTCTTTTTTCTCCAATCCGAAGCTCTAATAACTGTATCATCTATCCACATTTTTGCACTCTTACTTAATATTCTCGATAACCGATGACCAATCCTGCCATTGATATACATGTGATTCACACTCGGCGGTAGAGTCAAAATTAATCTTTCACTCATAACATTCCCTTCCTTCCTAAATCCATAATTAATATTGCACATTCATCTTGCGGACGTTTTACTTTTTTTGAAATAGTTACAATGTTCATGCGTTGTTTATAACAATTAATCACAGTTTCTACTTGTTCCATTTTCCAGAAAAAATTCATATCATCAAGTGGTATATAATGATTTGTCATGTATCGCTTCTCTTATTAAGATCATTGGTATTAAATCTTTAAAGTTATAATACCCAGTCTTAGTTCCCCTTTCTCTTAGTTTAGTATTTAAAATTAAAGTATCACTTTGAAATTCATTTAACATAAACGTTGAAGCATAACCACACAGATAAACTATTTTTTTATTATGGTCGACAAGCGTTATGATTTGCGGATAGTCATTATGTTTAAATATAATTGGAAACTTTCCCCATTCAGCTGATTTAATTCCAAGATTTAAATCTTGTATATCAGGTGTATTAAAATATTTAGCATCACCAATTACATAATCAATAACTTTTATTCCGCAGAATAATTCAACTGCACGTTCACCCAATAATCCTGTCAAAAATCTTTTTGAAACTAAATCATCATCAATCTTAAAGTGTTTCTCGTGTTTTTGTTCAGCAATTTGATGTGCAAAATCATAGATATTTTCATAATCATTATTAGTAATCTTGACTTCTACAAATTGTAACTTATAGGGTATCACGTACTTAGCGTAGTCGATGTTTATGCACATTCAACATCTCCCTCACTTTCGCTCTCAATGGTTTAGTGTCCCATAGTGGCTCGCCATATTCCAAAAATTTATACATTGGTTCAGAAATGCTTAATTCATAAGCCATTTCTTCAACTGTCAATCCAAGTTTTTTTCTAGACTTCTTTAAAAATTCAGGTGTCCCTTTCATCATCATCCCTCATTCTATAGTTTAATTTTTTACCAATCAATTCAATGACATAATCTTTTGACATTTCATAAATCCTACTGCCTAAAGCTTCATCAATCTGAATCAAATCTTCTATTAGTTTTTCAGATGAGATTAGCATAGGTAGATTGTTCATGTAACGATAGTTAATCACTGCAAACATCTGTTCAACCTGAAACTGTGTTGAGTCCTTTCTTCCTTTAAATAAGTCATCGATGAATAGTACTTCAGCTTTCTGCATCTTTTCAATTCTGTTGTTAAGATTATCAAAATCAGATTTCAAATCATTAAACCCTTCTACAAATGGAAAGTAAAACACTTGTACTCCATTATCCATTAATTGATTAGCAATAGCCATTAATAGATGCGTCTTACCCGCTCCAGATTGACCTAGCAGAGAGATCGAATTGTTCCTCCTAGTCTTTATAGCTCCGAAGTTACAAGCGTAGTCCTGTGAGGCAGCTCGTGCGTTACGCACTTCATCATCAAGCCAAGATGAATCCCAACTGCTAAATGTTTTCTTTCTAAACTCAAAAGTGATTTGACTTGCTTTAAATAATCTGTCTGAACGTGAGCTTTTGAAACACTCACATTCTGTGTAATACTCAATATCATCTTTAATGATGATATAACCACCGTTGTCGGAACACAAATTGCAATTATAAATATTTTTTGGTAGTGTACTTTGATACTCTTTGCTCTGTTCTTTCAACTTTTGCATCTTTGCTAAAACTTGCTGAACTGAATCCCCTAGACTTTTCATCATTCATCACCCTCTCGTGTACCCATCCTATCATTACATGATAATGAGATTTATACTTAGGTTCTTTTGCTTGAATGTAATTATTAAGTAATTCCAAACCAATATTCAGTCTTTCTTCTGAACCATATTTCTTTAGCAGCATCTGATATTCTTCACTTGTTAACATTACCCTCTCTTTATATCTATCCTTAACTGAACTAACCTTACCTAACCTTACCTGAGTATCCACTTCGTGTACATCTTGTATACATTTTGTATCCAATTCATAACTGCCATTATCAGCTTCGATAATCATAGATTTTTCTTGAAGAAAATGCGTTTCTTGATAACGATCTTTTTGAATGTAATTGTGAATTTTCCAATCCTTAATCAAAACAATTCCACTTTCAAAAGGAATTACAAATTTCTTGGCTAACAAGATTTTCATATCATCATCAGAACAGTTAATATATTTCATAATCTTTTTTGGATTTGAAACGAATCCATCGTCATCAGCTCTCATAGATAGATGGAAGTAAAACAATTGGCTGCTAATTGGCATATCCAAAAATAAATCAGAATCAATAATCTTTAAGCTAAACATCCTTCTTTGTGCCATATGTCCTCCTTTAAAACAGATAGTCACTTAACCGATACTCAGTCATAATATCACCGAACGAATCTCTTTGGTATTCGGTCATATAAACAAATTCTTTCAATTCTCCCTGATAAAAACAAATAGTAATGTCTTCGGTTTCTGGTATGTCTTTTAATTGTTTAAAATAAATAGCGTCATTTTCGTTCAGATATTCACCATTTGGAAGTGCTAGAAGGTAACCAGTTTTATTTGTAATCTTAATCATCATTCAAACTCCTTTTATACTTAATACCT